AGGTAAAAACCCAGAAAAAAAGGTAATTCAAACGGCACATACAGCAGAATTAGCCGTAGGTTTTGGTAGAAAGGTAAGAAATCTAATAAATGACAAGGGTTTTCAGGATATTTTTCCAGGAATAGAGTTATCTGCGGACTCAAAGGCAGCAGGAAGGTGGAATACCAACAAAGGTGGGGATTATTTTGCTATTGGTGTGGGTGGTGCGGTTACTGGTAAGGGTGCTGACATACTAATTATTGATGACCCGCACTCAGAACAGGATGCTGCGATAGGTGCGTACAATACAGACGTATATGACAAGGTATATGAGTGGTATACCTCTGGCCCAAGACAAAGATTACAGCCAGGCGGTGCGATTATTATTGTTATGACAAGGTGGGCTACCAAAGATTTAACAGGACAGATACTAAAATCATCAATAGAGCGTGAAGGTGCTGGTGAATGGGAGTTAATTGAGTTACCTGCTATACTAGAATCAGGAAATGCCTTATGGCCAGAGTATTGGAATATTGATGAATTACAATCACTTAAGGCTGAACTACCAATATCTAAATGGTCAGCTCAATATCAACAAGACCCTACATCAGAGGAAGGTGCTTTAATAAAAAGAGAATGGTGGCAGGAATGGGACAAAAAAAGTTTACCACCATGCGAAGCAATAATACAAAGTTGGGATACAGCTTTTCTAAAAACACAAAGAGCAGACTATAGTGCATGCACAACATGGGGAGTTTTTAATCACCCGAATGAAGATGGGCTTCAAGTTCCTAATTTAATATTATTAGATGCCTATAAAGAAAAGTTAGAGTTTCCAGATTTAAAAAGAGCCGCTTATGATAAGTATTGGGAGTGGGAGCCAGACCAAATGATTGTAGAAGCAAAGGCTGCAGGCTCACCTTTGATATTTGAATTACGTTCTATGGGTATACCAGTTACAGAGTTTACACCTAGCAGAGGACAGGATAAAATAGCAAGAGTAAATTCAGTAACAGATTTGTTTGCAAGTGGTGTTATATGGTGTCCCCCTGCAAGATGGTCAGAAGAAGTTGTAGAAGAATGTGCAGCTTTCCCTAGCGGAGACCACGATGATTTGGTAGACTCAACTACACAGGCTCTTTTAAGATTTAGACAGGGTGGTTGGATTAGAGCGTCAATGGATGACTGGAATGAAGAGCCAGTTTACAGAAGACCAGTCGATTATTATTAATAAGGAAAAACTATGGCAGTAGAAAAAAATATACTTAATGATATGATAGAGCCTATGGATAATGAAGAAAGCGAAAAGGTTGAAGTTGATATTGTAAACCCAGATGCTGTTAGTGTTACCACAGAGAACGAGGGTGTTATTGTTGATTTTACTGGAGAGACAGCAGAGAAAATATTAGGCCCAAGCCATGATGCTAATTTAGCAGAATTTTTAGAAGAAGATGAATTAGAAAATATTGCTACAAATTTAATTGATGATTTTCATTCTGATAGAGAGTCAAGAAAAGAATGGTCACGCTCCTACATCAAAGGTTTAGATTTATTAGGAATGAAGATAGAAGAAAGGTCTCAACCCTGGCAAGGTGCATCAGGTGTGTTCCACCCAATACTAACAGAAGCTGTTGTAAGATTCCAAGCTCAAGCTATGGGCGAAATGTTTCCAGCAAGCGGGCCAGTTAGAACTAAAGTTGTTGGTAAAAAAGATTACGATAAAATACAACAGGGCATTAGAATAGAAAATGAAATGAACTATATGCTCACTGAAACTATGACAGAGTATAGAGATGAAACAGAACAAATGTTATTTAGATTACCATTGGCTGGCTCTGCATTTAAAAAGGTTTACTATGACCCTCTAATGGAAAGACCTTGTGCTATGTTTGTTCCTGCAGAAGATTTTGTTGTTTCTTATGGTGCATCAGATTTAGCTACTGCACATAGATATACACATGTAATGAAAAAGAATCCAAACGAAATAATAGAATTACAAGTAGATGGATTTTATAGAGATGTAGAATTACCAGAACCAGAAGTTGATTATTCTGATATTCAAGAAAAGTATGATGAGATAGATGGCGAGACAGCTGTAGTAGAAGAAGATGACAGACATACTTTATTAGAGGTTCATGTAGATATAGATTTACCAGAACCCTTTCAAGATAAAGATGGAATAGCTAGACCGTATGTGATAACAATAGACAAGTCATCTAAAACAATATTATCCATAAGAAAAAATTGGAATGAAAATGATGTTAAGAAAACTAAGAGACAACACTTTGTTCATTATAGATATTTACCAGGTCTTGGTTTCTATGGTACGGGTCTTATTCATCTCATTGGCGGTCTTGCCAAAAGTGCTACTTCTATACTTAGGCAACTTATTGACGCTGGTACGTTATCAAACTTACCTGCTGGTCTTAAGAGTAGGGGTCTTCGTATCAAAGGTGATGATACGCCTCTCATGCCAGGTGAGTTTCGTGACGTTGATGTGCCTGGGGGTGCGATTAGGGACTCGATTACTTTCATACCTTATAAAGAGCCGTCAGGAGTATTATATCAACTGCTTGGTAATATCGTTGACGAGGGCAGGAGGATTGGCTCCGTTGCAGATGTCCAAGTTGGTAATCTCAACCCACAAGCACCAGTAGGAACTACACTAGCTCTTATGGAGCGAAGCATGAAAGTTATGTCTGGTGTTCAGGCAAGATTACATGCAGCTCTTAAAAAAGAATTAAGACTACTGTCTAATATTATAAAAGACATGCCACCAGAATATTCTTATGAGATGGAAGAAAACTTTAATAGGCAAAAAGACTTTGATGATAGAATAGATGTTATACCAGTATCAGACCCAAATGCCGCAACAATGTCGCAAAGAGTTGTTCAATATCAAGCTGCTTTACAATTAGCACAACAAGCACCACAGTTATATGATATGGGTAAACTTCATAGACAAATGCTAGAAGTGTTAGGTATTAAAGAAGCAGATGATATTATAAAGTTACAAGAAGATATTAAACCTGCTGACCCAGTAACAGAAAACATGGCCATGTTAAAACAAGAGCCTGTTAAAGCTTTTAAATATCAAGACCATGAAGCTCATATAAGAGTTCACATAGCCGCAGCAGAAGACCCAAAGTTAAAACAAATAGTTGGTCAATCTCCTTTTGCTGGTGCTATACAAGCCGCAATGACAGCTCATGTTACAGAACACATAGCTTTTCAATATAGAAAAGAAATAGAAAAACAATTGGGTGTTCCGATGCCAGATGAGGATAAGCCATTACCAGATGATATAGAGTTAGAGTTAAGTAGGCTTGCCGCTAAAGCTGCAGATAAAGTTCTCAAAAAAGATATTGCTGAGGCCAGACAGGAAGAGGCAATGAAGCAGCAACAAGACCCTCTAACTATAATCCAACAAAAAGAAATAGCTCTGAAAGAAGCAGAGTTCATGCACAAAAAACAACTAGATATATTAAAGATTGAATTAGAACAATTAAAAATTAAATCAGATGAAAAGGTTGAAGGTGCAAAACTTGGTGTAAAGATTGGCAGTGATAAAGCTAAGATGGAAGCTGAGGGAGTAAAAATAGGATTGGACGTTGCAAGGGAGTTAACACAAAATGAAAACACCAATTGATATAATTAAAGAAAAAATTAGGGTTTATATGAATGATATAGCAGACCACATGGCATCTGGCGGTTGTGCTAATTATGAAGAGTATGTAAGGCTTTGCGGCAAAGTAGATGCTTTAGCTCAGTTGGAAAGAGACTTGCTTGACGAAGAGAAAAAATACATAGAAGAATAAAAAAGTTACATAGAACTTTTCTTTTTAAAATTTTTGTAGTATATTATAAAAAACAGGTATACCTGCAAGGTACTGTGAACCTCAATCACTGCACAAGGAAAACGGATGTATTCTGCAAACAAAGAAGTAAAAGAAGAACTTAAATTAAAAATGCCAGAACCTACTGGCTATAAATTATTAATATCACCCTTAAAAGTAAAAGAGAAAACCGACAGTGGTATCTACATGCCTGATGAGTTAAAGCATGCAGAACAAACCGCATCTGTTATTGGTTTTGTTGTTGATGTAGGCCCTGATGCCTATAAAGATGATAGCAAGTTTCCAAATGGTGCATACTGTAAAAAAGGTGACTTTGTTATATTCCGCTCCTATTCAGGGACTAGGTTTAAAATTGAGGGGGAGGAGTTTCGTTTAATCAATGATGACACTGTTGAAGCAGTTGTCAATGACCCTAGAGGATATACAAGAGCATGAATGAACCAGCAAAAATACAAGAAGAAGAAAAAGATATTGAGTTAGAGATTGTTGATGACACACCTGAAGAGGATAGAAAGCCACCAAAGAATGAAAAGGTAAACAATATCCCTGAGGATGATGAGATTTCTAATCTTAGTAAAAATGCTCAAGATAGAATTAAAAAGTTAAAATACGAATACCACGAAGAGAGAAGGGCTAAAGAACAAGCTGAAAAGCTTCAAGAAGAATCTGTTAATTTTTCAAATAATTTATTAAAAGAGAATCAAGATTTAAAGAAAAAATTAGAGGAGGGTGAAACTGTTTTAATTGACCAAGCTAAATCAAAAGTGGATTCTCAACTAGAGGTTGCAAAAGCAAAATATAAAGCTGCTTATGAAGAAGGCGACCCTGATAAAATTATAGAAGCACAGCAAGAAATAACTAACATAACAAATGAAAAGTTTCGTGTTGATAACTATAAACCTCAGCACAAACCTGTAAAAGAAACAGAATATAAACAAGAGCAAAAGCCAAAACCACAAGTTTCTCAAAGGGCAAAAGATTGGGGAGAAAAAAACAAATGGTTTAATGATGATGATGAAATGACAGGCTATGCTTTAGGTTTGCATCAAAAACTTCTTAAGCAGGGGGTTCCCTCTGACTCAGATATGTATTATGATGCAATAGATAAGGAGATAAGAAAAAGATTTCCAGACAAGTTTGATGAACAGATTATTGAGGAAGCACCTGTTCAACAGACTGGCTCCGTGGTTGCCCCCGCTTTAAGGAGTGCAAAAAAACCACGCAGAGTGCAATTAACCTCAACGCAAGTCTCTCTCGCAAGGAGGCTTGGACTGACACCTGAACAATATGCTGCGCAACTCTTAAAGGAGACTTCTAATGGCTGATAGAGAACCAAGACAAAACGAGACACGAGAAACCTCTACTCGCACAAAAAGTTGGGAAAGACCTACTAATTTACCTACCCCTGCACCCAGAGAGGGTGTAACGTATCGTTGGATACGCACATCAACATTAGGTAATGCGGATAATACAAATGTCTCTTCCAAATTTAGAGAAGGTTGGACACCAGTCAAAGCAGAAGACCATCCTGAACTTAAAGTGTTGCCTGACATCGACACAAGATTTGAAGGTAACGTTGAGGTTGGAGGATTGCTTTTATGCGAGAACTCAACCGATTATGTTGAAAGCCGAAAGCAGGCTCACGCTGACATGAATAAAAGTCAGATTGAATCTGTTGATAATAATTATCTTAGGCAATCAGATGCTCGTATGCCAGTTCTGAGACCAGAACGAAGTACGACTAAAACTTAAACTAATTAGCCGAAAGGAGTAGCAAATGGCTAGTACATACGCACCTTTCGGGTTAAATCCTATCGGTAGATTGGACTCTGGCTCTTTAGAAGTATTTAGACAGTATCCAATTAAATCAGGTGAGAGCACCGCTATCGTTAAAGGGGATGTCGTGCATTTAGTTAATGCTTCCAATGCGACTACAATCGCAAAGCAAACTGCAACAGGTGACGACAGCACCGAAATAGATATTGCGGGAATCTTCATGGGTTGCCGATTCACTGACCCGAATACAAACCAGCTGACATTTACTCAGCACTTCCCTGCTTCAACAGCAGCTGACGACATCATGGCTTATGTTGTGGATGACCCAAATGTGTTATTTACAATTCAGGCAGATGCCGCATTCACGAATACAAGAGACATCTACGGCAAGAACACTCTATTGGTTCAAGGTTCTGCTAATACAACACTTGGTATTTCAAGGGTTGCGTTAGATGCGTCTGAAATTTCTACAGATGCTCAGAATCCAATAAGAATCATTGACTATCTTGGCGGAGACCAGGGCGATGAAAAAGGAAGTTCATTCCCAATTCTTGTATGTAAGTTCAACTATCACCAGCATGCGTTAGCAACTGGTTCTGCATAAGGAGTATAAATAATGGCTATATCAAGAGCACAACTCCTTAAGGAGTTATTACCAGGGTTAAACGCACTGTTCGGACTTGAGTACGAAAAGTATGAAAACGAACATGCTGAAGTTTACGAGACAGAAAATTCTGAAAGAAGTTTTGAAGAAGAAGTAAAGCTATCAGGTTTTGGTGCTGCACCAGTTAAGCCTGAAGGTTCTGCTATCAGCTTCGATGCTGGACAAGAATCTTTCACAGCTCGTTACAACCACGAAACTGTTGCTATGGGATTTTCTGTAACAGAAGAAGCAATGGAAGATAATCTTTATGATTCTCTTTCAGCTCGTTACACAAAAGCATTAGCAAGAGCTATGGCGTATACAAAACAAGTTAAATCAGCATCACTGCTTAATACTGGTTTTGATACATTTACATCTGGGGACGGTGTTACACTATTCAACACTGCTCACCCAACTGTTAGCGGTGGCAACAATTCAAATAGACCATCTACCGCTGCAGATTTAAATGAAACTTCATTGGAAGATGCAGTTATTAATATCGCAGCTTTTAAAGACGAAAGAGGCTTATTAATAGCAGCAAGACCAAGAAAGTTGATTATTCCACCAGCACTAATGTTCGTAGCAACAAGACTATTACAGACTGAGCTAAGAACAGGAACAGCTGACAACGACATCAATGCGTTGAGAAGCAATGGTTCTATACCAGAAGGTTTCCGTGTCAACCACTATTTAACAGACACAGATGCTTTCTTCTTAACAACTGATGTTCCAAATGGAATGAAGCACTTTGTCAGAACACCAATGTCCACATCTATGGATGGTGACTTTGACACTGGGAATGTTAGATACAAAGCTCGTGAAAGATACAGCTTTGGAGTATCAGACCCACTAGGTATATACGGTTCTCCTGGGGCTGATTAATAAAGACCGTTAAAAAAGAAGAGGGGTGGCTATCATGTCACCCCTTTTTTTGTTATATTTAATTTAAACCTTGACTGCAATAATGCAGACACTGGCCAAGACAAGGAGATATAAATGGCTAATACAACTTTTAACGGCCCAGTTAGAGCTGAGGGTGGATTTAAACAAATCACTAAAAATGCTACTACTGGAGTCATTACAGAAAATTATTCAGTTAGTACAACAGGTCAAGTTACAGCAGCGACCTCTACTACAATTTTTCAATACAATTATATTACATGCCCACCACCAATAACATCAATGATGCAGAATAGTGCAGTAGGTGTTCTTGCAGATGGTGATAAGTTTGGAATGATGTTTTTCGGGCCAAACGGTGAAGTATATCCTGCAGCATGTATTGCGGTTGGTGCACATGCAGCAACAGGCACAGCACCAATGTTAGATGGAACTGTTCCTGCTACAGACACAGCAACAACTCATGCAGGTTTAAACCTTCCAATGGACGGTGAAACAACAGATAATGTTGGTTTACAAATGATTCCTGGTGGTAATGCACAAGGAACAGGGCCTCATACATTTACAGTTGGTACACATTCTGGTTCTATTGACGCAACTTTTCAAGCAGCAGATTATACAGACTTTGATTGTTTAGTTATCGGGTTTAGAAAAGTAGAAGAATTTCAGTCAGGATTCAACGCTGCAGTCGCAGCAGCAACTGCAGGTGATTTAGTTTACACTGATGTTGTAGCGTTTGGAGTTCAAGGAGACACAAACATAGAAATCCAAACTGACTTAAATAATTCAGGAACATCTACTTCAACAGATTGTGGTGCATCCGTTCCAGTTGATACTCAAAACTTAAGACTAAAAGTTAACTTATCTTCTGCAGGTGTAGTAACTTATGAATTAATTGTAAACGCAGTAGCAGGGGCAGGAACATTAGCTGCACCAGCAACAACAGCTGCATTTACTTTTGATAGCGGTGATGTGCTTGTACCATACTTAGCGATACTTAAGAATGGAACAGCAACAGATGAAATTTTCTTAAAGGACATCACAGTTACTCGTACACCAGGAACATCTTACGAGAGACTATAATTTGTGTATAATTAAGTGGGGGTTAAGATTGTATATATCTGCCCCCATATTTTTAAGGAGTTAAATATGGCTTTATCAGATGTGCAGGTCATTAATATTAGTGACGAAAATGCCTCAGATGATGATAGAATTGTTACAGCCGCTAGACCAGATACAACAGCAACGTTAGCCAATACAACATTTTTAGGTGGTGGTGCTAGAAATATTATAGTTACCACAACTGGAACTGGTGATAATGAAAAGACAACGACCATTACAGGTACAGATGTATTTGGTGATAGTTTAACTGAAACAATAACATCTACAGGTTCAGCAGAAGCGGTTGCTGGAACTAAATTATTTCTAACAGTTTCTTCAGTTGTTTGCTCAGCTCAGTATGCTGCAAATATTAAAGTTGGTTCAGGTACATTATGTGCTCAGGCTATACTAGGTGATACAAGAATAAGACTAAAAGGTTTCTCTATTGTATCAGGAGGAACGGCTGGTCTTGTAAATTTTATAAACGGCACACCAGAATCTGGAACAACATTGTTTAAATCAAGAACTATAGGAACAGATAATACAACTATTGATAGAACAGTTCCGCAAAACGGAGTTTTATTTAATAGTGGTATGAGTGTTAGCTATACAGTTGGTACTATAGATAACATGACATTCTTCTTTGCATAGGTTTTGAAATGGCAAGAAAGCCTAGCAAAATGCCCAAGCGAAATAAAAAGAACTTTCGCAAAACAAAAGAAGGGGCAGGGATGACAGAGGCTGGGGTAAAAGCTTATAGAAAGTTAAACCCAGGTAGTAAATTAAAGACAGCTGTAACAGGCAAAGTAAAACCAGGAAGTAAAGCGGCTAAAAGAAGAAAATCATTTTGTGCTAGAAGCTTAGGTCAAATGAAGAAGTTTCCAAAAGCGGCAAAAAATCCTAACAGTCGTTTACGACAAGCAAGAAAAAGATGGAAGTGTTAATGGAAATATCTCCTATGATTTTTTGGAATGTTGTTTTAACTTTAATAATTGCTCCAGCGTTTTGGACATTTCGTGCATTAGTATCTGAAGTAAAAAGAATAGATATATTATTAAATAAAACAAGAGAAGAATATGCTACTCGTGGTGATATGCACAATGAAATGCAACAAGTCATGGAAGCATTACATAGACTAGAAGACAAACTAGATAGAGCATTACAAAAGGATAAATAAAATGACAATATCAAGAGCATCAGCTACTAAGCAAATAAAAAATAAAGGTAATAAAACCAAAAAAGCTAGCATGGAAGCTGGCACAGAAATGACATTAGAAAAATTTTTTAATGAAGGTAAAGAAAAAGGC